AGTTGATCTAATTCACCTATTTCTGACTTATATAGTCTAAGCATACTTAAGTAGACATCATCTGATTCTTCCAACTCATCAAGGCTAAAGAAAGAAGAGTCTTGGTCAGATAACAAAATAGAAAGACACTCTCTTACATCTTGACTGGGGGAATAGTTTTCGATTAATGAAACAAATGATGGAGTAGAAACATGTTTTAACGGGTTAGGCCTTATGATCCCGCCAAACTCAAGTGGAGTTTTATGGAGGTCATAATCAGGATTAAGGTAAGGCTTGGACAACTGGTGCTGTATGCAGTGTAGATAATTATTTAGAAGATGAACCCATATTGCTCCAACGCATGATCCTTCCTTTCTGAGATACTCTTGTCCTTGATTGCAAGCCCTCAGAGATGATAGATACAAATCAAGGTCTGGAGAAAAGTCTATGTAAGAAATTCTACTTTTCACATCAGGGTTGGTTGTTGCATTTTGTGTGTGCATGACAGAGTTGAACTCACAAAGATACCTGGTCACAGCCGACTTTTCCACATTTCTTTTGATTCCGAACATGTCAGAGATAACCTTATGATATTCCATGAGATGTATCACAAGCTTGGTGTAGCTCATGGGCTTGTTCAAATCTGATTTGCTTAACAGAGAAACACTTTCATCCATGATTACCCTTTCAGACAATTCGTGATCAGGCACTAGACATCTAAACATTCTCACAGAATCATCTGAGGTAACAAACCCTTTAATCTTTAAGTCCTGAGACCTAAACCGCCTTTCACAAATGTAATTTGAAAACCTCATCAGGTCAGTTCCCAATACAGAGGATGCGTTTCCCTCAATGCCTTGATGCATACTTTCACTGCATGTCATGAATTGTTTGCTTCTGTTGCCATATTCTTGGGTGGTACAAACTTCCATGCATAACAGGGACCTGGTATGCTCAGGCAGAAATTCCAGTTGTATAATTTCCAAATAATCAGCTTGGCTATAAGGGCCTGACTTACCCTTTTCATAGTAATCCTGAGCCAAATGTTTGAGTTGGTCTATACTTGTTCTCATTATGAAGTTGTCAAGGTCTTTTAGCACTTGCTGTCGAACAAAATCTACTGTGTCTTTTTCTTTTTTTCTCATGTAATGCATATAAAGCACATCAGGGAACTTAAAAATTTTATTTGAAAAAAGCTTTTGAACTTCTCTGGCTATGTTTCTTAAAGTTCCAGGTTTCATCCTCATCCCTACCACTAGATACAGAATGTGAGGGAGCATGGAAGGACCCCATTTTGAGCAATCTGCATTGTCATAAAAGGTTTCTACACGATATCCTTCCTTCACATCCTTCATCTTCCTGTAGGATTGGTTCTTGTGAAATTGCCCTTCTACAATGGAGTCCTTGTCTTTCTCTTCTATAAGATTTGTTTTGTC